ATCCTGTACCGCCTGTGTTAGTTCCTAAATTATTTTGTGTAGCATTTCCGCCACCTTTACCACCACAACAAGAACGACCACCGCCACCGCCACCTGAGCCACCTGTAGCACCTGATGAATTACCTGCACCTGCACGTCCTCCACCTTTACAAACTAGACCATCAAATGTTGTATCGCCACCATTGTTACCAACTGCCCAATCACCATAAGCACTTACACCATTGCCACCTGCACCGATTGTTATTGCTTTTGTACCTGCGGTTACTGTTCGAGATGCTTGATAAAATAAACCTCCTGCACCACCGCCTCCGCCCTGGTTTGCACTTGAATAACCTGCACCACCTGCACCGCCACCTGCCATTGCTAAGACTTCGGCAGTTACGTCACCTCCATCAACTACAATATTTCCTGATCCTGTAACAGTCATAACTGTAAAATTACCATCAGTATTAGTTGATCCTGTTGCGTTACCAAATTCGACAGTAGTTTTTGCACCACCGCCAAAAAAGACGAAACGTCCTGCACCTAAAGGCAAAATGACCTCCTAACTAAAATCGAGCAATGCATTAATTAATGGAGTACCTGCATCAAAAAACAAAAATGTAACTACATCAACGTCATTTGCACCTGTTGATAGAGTTAGCCCACCTGCACCAGGAGTTAAACCTGTTACGTTACCTCCACCATTAACTGTTATTGCATTAATTGCCATTGTTCTTGATCCTGTGCCATCTTGAGTTACTTTCAGAGTAAAACTTGATGTACCATTTGTAGGTACGTTTGTAAAATCAACATCAGTCACACTATGAGCTAATGTTACCGCACCTGTATTACCTGCTGATAAATCTATTGCCAAAGTAGTTGCAGATGATACTGCAACATCTGTCTCTGCATAATCTTTAAATAAAACTTTAGATAATTCATTATCATTTAAATCAGTTGCACCTCTTATAGTTCCACCATCAACAGAAAATGCACCCGCAGTCAATGAAGTATCGCCACCCATACCTGCATGTGCGGTACAGTATATAAATAATCTCTCAGGTGTATCTGCTTTTACTTCTATTTGTGTATATGCACCCGCACTACCAGGAGTACCATTTGTAGTAACGTTGTCAGTATATTCTGATCCTGATGCATGTGTACCATCTTTAGTTACAGAAAATCTAAGAGGGTGTGTAGCATTTGAGCCATTAGATTGATCAAACCTGTATTTATATCCTGTGGTTAGGTTTATGACTTGATCTTGTGCACCCTCTAAAAAATACTCGTTTTGTGATCCTGATCCATTATCTGCAACTGTTACAGCAATATCAGTTCTAATTGCAGTTGTACCTGCTGTTATAGCATCTAATGCAGTTTGTGTTGCACTAGATATTGGTAAATCATTTAATGTTGCTTTTTTTACAGCATTACTGTCATCTGCATCACCAAACAATGTAATATCACTTGTTGTTGGTGTAGCTGACGTTGCTTGATTAGGTGCAATAACCAAATCGACATCTCCACTTGTTGCACCACCTGATAGTCCTGATGTAGATGCTGTGCCAACACCTGTAATATCAGCAGTTAAAGAAGTTGCCAACCAGGATGATCCATTGTAATAAAATAGTCCTGTGCCTGTAACATAAGCAAACATGCCCTCCGACTTAACAGAGTTTAAAGCAGTATCACGAGCACTTGTCGAACTGAAAACCATTATCGTCTGCTCGTTTAAATAGTTGTTTACTTGAGATGCTGTTAAAACATCGCCTGATGCGAATAATTTATATCCTGCACCTGCCATAATTAAATCCTTTTTTCTACTTTTATAAGGTTATATATATTTATATTTGTCTAAATTTTCTTGTTATAGTTGTGTTTTTTCGGTTTTGTAGATCTCGCTATTTTTCCTGGGTTTTTTGTGTTTTTAGTACCCTAATTTAGCATCATCGAGCTTACCAAATAATGCACTATCTAAAATCATAAATTGTGCGTCAGAACTGTCAGAAGTTAGAAAAACAACCTTTTGTGACGTGGGTGTTACTGTCCATTGCACACCATCTATTATTGAGAATCTTGATACTTGGGTTGAAGTACCAACAGGTGTGATCTCTACCTTAACTGTATCAATACACTCTAAGTCCAGGACTGTATTTTGTTGTGGTGTTGTTAAATTGTCCAGGTCAACCTCTACATCTGAAAATCTAGGATCAACCTCTGCATATTTAGCCAAAATATGGTTTGCAATATCTGATACAGTCGCATCTGTACTGTTGTAAAGATCTTGTCTTGAAAATGTACGTATAAGATATTTACTTTGTGATGCAGGATCAGATGCAGTCTGTTCTGATCCGCCCTCTCTTTTTAGTCGCACATTATTATATAAAAAGTCATTACCTAATATCTGATCCATGCGGTTATATGGTAGATCTGATCCATCGTCAGAGAATGTTGCACTTATCGTATTTACGTATGTACTGTGTCTCTCTTTAAAAATAAAATCACCATTTTTTGCAATAAATACTGCACCCTGTTCAGAAAACTCTGCGGTCTGTATTGCTTGTAAAGTATTTTCAGATAATGTCTGAGATGCCATTGTGCTGTTACCTGTCTCAATACTTCTATCAGGTGAAAACGCAACAGACGCATTATCAAGTATCTCTGTAATAAATGCACCTGTACTTGCACTAGATATAGATGCTGAGTTTAATTGTGTATTTGCTAATTTCATAAATGCGTCAGCACATGTTACCTGTACTGTACTGTCTGCACTATTTGGATAATTAACTAACCAGGTATTTACAAAACCTGAAAAAATTGGATAATAGTTTGATCCTCCATCAGTTGTAGCATCTATTATTACTGCCATAAGTGGCTCAATACCACCAAAATATGCACCACTAGCATTTGTGGGATCAAAACCTGCATCCAAATTATCAAGTAATATTGATGCTGTACCTGTTGTAAATGCATCTAGGTCTCTTGATCTGCCTCGACTTGTAGTAACAGATAATGTTTTATTTGTAACATCTGTAAATACAGTTGCACCTGCTAATTTGTTAAAATCTAATTTACCTCTAATTAAATCGTCAAGCTCTAAAAGATCTTGATTAAAACCAATACGAACTCGTATAGATGGCAATGACATTATTAAAGTGGCACAACTCTAAATGATTGAGTTGCCCTACGAGCTGTGATGTTAACTTTGCCCTGGGATTGCTCTACTGCTTGTAATACTTTTTCAACTTCTTTACCAACTGCAACAGGATCAGATAATGGTGGTGCGGTAACTGTCACATTATTATTTACTGTTGTGGTTGTTTGTGGCACAGATGTTGGAAAATTCTCCATCGCCTGTGAGCTACCCAATGCAGTATCTCCTAATCCGCCTAATGCACTTGCTGTGTCAGGTACAGATACTCCTGCAAATGATCCTGCCATTTCTCTTGCCATATCTATCTCATCCAAACTCATTTTTCCACCACTTGCAAAATCTTTTTCACCTAACATTGATAATTTTGGCATTTGTACATCTACACCTAATTTTTTGAAAAACCCCTGGATCTTGCTTGAGAAATTATTTAACTTACTAAAAAAATTATTTATTTTTCTAATAACTTTGTTAATCATATCCTCAAATGCCTGAGGCTGTCTTTGAAATGCAGGTATAACTGTCTCAAGAATAAAATCGCTAAGAGATAAAAATACAGGTTGTAATTTCTGTAATATAAACGTCACCACTTGCATTATTGGTGGTAGTAGTGCACCTATTAGTTTTCCGATAGCACTTAAAAATGGTGCGAGAGCTTTAATTGCATTTGTCAAAGATGGATTAAGACTTTGTATCATGTTCATAAATACAGGTAACATTTGCTCTGCCACAGGCAGTAACTCATTGCCTAATGTTACTTTTAGATCCTTTAACTGTGCCTGAGCTTTCCTGGACTTGTTAGCAAAACTGTCCTGTGTTCTGTTTAAGTCGCCCTGCTGTACAGTTGTTTTTTTAAGTAATACTTGATACGTTGCCAGGGCTTTTTCTTGTTTTGTCAATTCACTTGCTGAGCTTTTACCTGTCATCTCAAATGCTTTAGTTTGTACCTCAGCTTGAGAAATGGCAATACCATAAGTTTTTAGCGATTCATTTTCTCCTAACATCGCTTTGGTCATTGCCTCCATGACAGCTTGTGCACCGCCCTGTGCGTTAGAAAAAGATGCAACGTCACCTGCGAGAGTTGCTAATTTAGTTGAGAGATCAACAGATGCCTCTCCTGTAAAATCAATACCCTGTAATACAGCACCTGACGTACCTAATAATTGTTGTAGTTCATGTTCAGCAAACCCTGCTTTGTGTGCAAACTCCTCAACAAAGGCACTTGCTTTTGGCAACGCATCAGCAAATGTAACTTCAAACATTGATTGTGCCTCACCTGCATCAGTTGCGAGATTGACCATATCTTTGCCCAATGTAACTGCAACAGCAGACATACCTGCAAATACACCTGCAACACCTTTACCAATACCCTTTGCAATACCACCGAATTTTTTTAATCTTTTTTGACCTTTAGTTACAGCATCAACAAATTGTTTAGTGTCACCTAAAATACTTATTTTAAATTTATCTGCACCCATTATTTTTTCCTATTCTTAAAACTTTGTACCAATTCCTGGTGTAATAATTCTCCATGCATTTCAATAACAGTCTCTCTCATATCCTCTACTGCTTTTTCGATTGCATAACCTTTTTTGCCATAGGTTGACCAATTAGGATTGTCACCTGCTGAATATTGGTTGCCGATCCATCTTTTACCGACTCTATTTTTCATATTTTTCTGATCCATCCAAAAAACACTACCTGCTCTCTTGGCATTAGGTGGATATGGTATGTGCCAATTTTTAGATCCATAGTTTGCCAGGTTTAACGTTGGATGTCTGTCAGTTGCTTGTTTTTTCCAGGAGATTGTTGCACTCGTTCTTGTCGCTTGTGATGTAACACCTTTAGAGCTTTTTCGAGCTAGAGGTACAGGTTGTTTTGCAACATTTTTACGTGCCTCGTCTCTTACTAATTTAGCAGTTTGCCTATTAGCCCTGGTCATGGCATTTTGCATATCTTTATCGGCATACTCTTTGAGTATTCTTTGTAATTCTCTACCCTCAGAGAAGTCGATCTCAAATTGTCTATTTTTTGCCATAATATTTACTCTTTGTATTTCTCCTCTAATGCATTTACAACTGCGTCAAACATTGGCATTTCAAGTTCCATTATCTCATTTGGTGAGACACTTAATGCCACCGATACCTGGGCAACTAACTTTAGGAAACTGCTTGAGCTTTTGGGTTATCACTTGATCCTGATAAATCTAAGTCCTCTACAAGACCAATCCACTTATCATAGGTGTCTGTAACACCATTAGATCTTTTTGCTGACAACCAGGCTAAATATAACAACCACTCGTATCTCTGCTCAACTTGTAGTTGTGATACAGGTATATCAAATTTTCTTTCAAAATCGATAATGTCCTTAGGTGTAATTTTAACCTCTAATTTAGTACCATCTGCCATGGTAATTACCATGCCACCCATTATGATGTTGCTCTAGTAATAGCACCACTTGTTGGAAATGTAACACTAAGTGTCGCCAGGTCTCCAACTCCATTAGCTAATGGTGAGTATTCTGTTATCAAAACACTACCACTATATGATGGGTTTGTTGCTGAGACTGATCCACTTGTTGGTTTAACAACAAATGTAACGACTGTGCCTATTATTCCATTAAATGTCGCATCAATTTCACTTGATGCAAAATCGGCATTAAATTCGATGGCTAACGATCCATCCTTTAATCCCCCTGCTCTAGTCCTAAAACCTGTACTAGACATTGCTGTTGTATCTAACTCCTCAGATGTGATTGCTAATGTCACAGACCTGACGTGATCTGATAGATCAACTGAGTTAATTACAAGCGAGGCATCTGTTAATGCAAATACACTCATATTTTTATCCTTTTTTTAATATTTATACTTATACAATTAAATAACAATATTTAAGGTGTTTTTGATTCTTGTTATAGTAAATTACCAGGAAAAATAGCGAGATCTACTTTTTAACAAATCCCAACATTTACCAGGGTTTTAAACACAGGACTCGTTCCTGAGACTGTTAAAACTACTCGATAATAGGTATCTGTAATTGCACCATCAGCAGTTTTATATTGTGCACCAATTGCTGTTGCACCTGTAAAAGTTATACGATCAGTTGGAGATGTAAAAGATGAATTATCATCAGATTGTATTTTTGCAGTTAATGTTGGTGTTGAAGTTCCTGCAACTGACCACACATGTATGTTTGCATATAATTTTTGTGCACTAGATACTGCACCCAATTGTTGTGACGCACCATTTGTAGTTGTTGTTATATTTGTATCAAAATCGTTCATTTGTGTTGCACGTACAGGTTTGTCTGCACTTTGTGATGCTGAAATATTAAAAGGTGCGAGATCTCCAACTGCACCTAACATTGTGTACTCAAACTGTGTTGCTTTAAAAAAGTATGATGCATTGCCAACACCACTATCAGGTAATGCAGTAATAATATGCTCTGCACCATTTGATGTACCTAATAATGCATCAGGTTTATTTGCACCTGCCTCAAAATAACCATTGGCGGTAAATTGTGCATCTTGAAGTCCACCTGCTTTTGACCTAAAGCCTCCTGAGTTAATTGTTGTTGTATCTAACTCATCAGCAGAAATTGTGAGATTCATTGCAACGACATGATCAGATAAGTCATATCCACCAATTGCTAATCGTCCATCAGTTAAAGCAAATACACTCATGCGTCCTCGTATGCCTCATTTTTTTTAGTCTTAGGATCATCTTTAATGTAT